CTTGATTCGCAACTTCGTTCGCAACTTGATTCGCAACTTGATTCGCAACTTCGTTCGCAACTTGATTCGCAACTTGATTCGCAACTTGATTCGCAACTTCGTTCGCAACTTGATTCGCAACTTGATTCGCAACTTGATTCGCAACTTGGTTCGCAACTTCGTTCGCAACTTGATTCGCAACTTCGTTCGCAACTTGATTCGCAACTTGATTCGCAACTTGGTTCGCAACTTCGTTCGCAACTTTCAAAACTTAACAATGATTGGTGGATAATTGTATGGTGGTTAGTATGGACAGGTTGGTATTCTTTCGCACAGTATATTGGGATAAAATTTGATAATAAAGTTCTAAAAACATTTATGGATTTTGTTATAAATGTAAGTTTTATTATTCCATATAAAGGTATTGCTTTTGTTTCTGAAACTCCCCAAAAAATAAATTGGGAAAATAAGAGACTTCATTCTACAACTGGATATGCCGTGGAATATGCAGATAATTATGGGCTATACTCTATTCATGGAGTTAAATTCACAGAAGAACAATTTAAAAAGTCAAAAATAGCGACAGTTGCGGAAATCTTATCATGGGAAGACATAGACCAACGTTCTGTTCTTCTTCAAGACAGACCAATTCAAGAATTATTAAAAGAAGTTCCTAAAACACTTATAGACCATTCAGACGAGTGTGGAGGATATGACCTATATGAGATTGAATTAAAAGGAATAGGAAAATCAAAAATACTTTCTTATAAGGGTTGGAGTTCAGATAAACCTTATATTAAATTTGTTCCTAGTGATTCAGTAAAGGCACTAGATACTGTGGCAAAATTAAGACACCAAACTGTTGAAGAATTAAAAGAATCAATTAAAAGTTAAAAATATGAAAATCAATAATCATGGCGATATAATTTTATATCCAGTTATAAATGTTAAAATTCCAAAATCCTCAAAATCAGCAAAAATTCATGTTTTACAGGATTCAAATGCCACTGGAAACAGACATGAAGTAATCTCAGAGAAATCGCCTATACATCGTTGGACAAAAGATGGAATAGAATACATCTCATGCAAAGAAGATTACACAATCAGACATATAGGTGGAGATTGTGAACATGGAGAACAAAAGGTCGAAGCAGGAACTAGAAAATTACTTCATGAAATGGAACACGACCCTTGGACAAATGAGTTAAAAAGGGTCATAGATTAATAGTAATTTATAAGTTAGTTATATAAAAAAATATGAAAAATGTATTTCAAAAAATAGTAGATATTTGCGAAGAAAATAATGACACAGAAGGAACTCTATCTGATATAAGAGTTAAGGCAAAAAATAGAGTTATTCGTTATGAATGGGAAGAAAAGTATGGCATAAAACTGGATAGTAGATTTGCCGAATGCGATTATCTTAGAATAAATGATTACGAATCTGTCGCCTACTTCAATGATGGTTATAAAAGCCGCGAGGAAGGCAGTGGTAGAAATATCTCTTGGTCAGAAGATGGCAAACAACCAGTAAATGAATGGGTATATGAAGTAAGTTTTTGCACTGGGGCTTATATTTTTGGAGAAGATTATAATGGGCAACGGCAATTATTTCAGGACTTCTTTGAGGAATTAAGAACTTACAAACCAGATTATGAAGATTTACATAACCATAATCTTTATTGGAAAGTAGAAAATGCCAAAGAAGTTATGTCACAATTCAAAAACATACTGAATAAATACCGAGACAGAAATAGAGAAGAACTAAAAGCCAGAAAAATAAGTAAATTAAAAGCGGAACTAGACGATTTAACAACAAGTGATACCAAATAACCCTATGCTAAACTCAAATAAAATGGTGGAGAACAAGACAACCACAGAATTATTAGAAACCCTTTGTAAATTAGAAAATGCGTCAGATAATAAACAAGATTGGGACAAATTTGGAGAGGTATTCACAGAACTACTAAAGCGACCACCTTTTAGCGATATTCTTGGAACAAAAGATGATGCAAATGATTTCACCCACGAAGAAAGGTTAGATAAGTTAGAGGAAGAAGTAAAATTATTGAAACGCCATTCTCATAATGAGAAAACTGGCGATGTAATGGTAAGAATTTAATAGCAATACACTTTTCCCCACTTCTCCCCTATCCCTCGCCCCCCACAGGCGGTAAATGTGGATAATAAAATATATGAAAACAAAACTTAAAAAAACAACAACACCAAAAGGTTATGAACACTGGGAAATAGACTACGATAATGGTCTTAAATCTTTTAACTTATCTGATATTAAACTTCATCTAGAACCTGAACAAGAAAAAGGATACATAAAAGGTGAAATTCTTTCAGAAAGATTAAAAGAAAAATCAATGAATGGAGCAGTTTTAGATTATCTATTAGAACATACAGATAAAATACCAACTAAATGGAAAGGTAAATATGTTTATTTTTGGGGAACTATTTACCGCAACTCCGGCAGCTACCTCCACGTCCGTTACCTCAGCTGGGGCGGTGGCGGGTGGCGCTGGTGCTGCAGCTGGCTTGAGGATGATTGGAACTCCAGCAATCCGGCTGCGGTGTCCCGCAAGTCCTTTGCTCTTGAATCTAAGTCCTTGTCATCAGATACTCTGAACTTGGAAACTCGGATTAAGGCATTGGAAGAAAGATTGAATAGATATAACTTAAAGTAATATGTCAAAACTAAACTCAAATAAAATGGTGGAGGAATGGGAGAAATTACGAAAAGGATATGAAGAAGTGCAAATGGTGGAAAGTCCTATTGAAAACGCATACCCCGAAGCATATCGTTTGGCGAGAAAATTCCACGAACTCTATGAAGAACAAGCTCCATTTTTTGGATATATCACAAATCCAAACACAAGAGAGTTCTACCCTAATAGTAATAATGCAAGATTGATGGCTTATGTTTGTTATCACATTATCAAAGAAGAAATCTCCCTCCAAAAAATTCGCACACTTGAAGAAGTGGAGGGGTGGGCAAAAGATAATTCAATTCAAGGGGTAGAAATTATGAAAGAAAAGGGTAGTGAATTTACTACACCCAGAATGAGTAGAGCGATAGGATACAGCGATGCCCTCTCCGACTTACTAGCCAAGCTCACCTCCTTGAAACAAGATTCGGGGGAGATAAAGAAATAAGAAAATGAAATCAGCAAAAGAAATAAAACCGAACTATGCACCTGTATATGCTTCTGCTATGTATCCAGACCTTGCGAGATTATTTATAGATAATGGTTATGCTTTATCGGTTCACGGAAGCCTTGCACGAGATTTTGATTTAATTGCTTTTCCGTGGTCGTATAAGTTAACTTCAAGAAGAACAATGTTAAAGAAAATCACCAAAATGTTTGCTGTAAAAATAATCGGTAGACCAGAAAAAAAACCCTATGGTAGATTATCATACACAATATCGGTCGGTTTTGGAGAATGTGCTTTTGATTTATCATTTTTCTCAATGTAAGAACATTAACTCTCTCCCCCAAGTAATATAAAGAACAATGAAAAGAGAAATAAAGAAAAAACTCGCTAAATTATTACTACAAAGAATTAAAGATTGGGGTTTTACAATTCACAAAAGAGATTGCCACCAATGTTCGGATTACGGGACGATAGATAAAGAGACGGGGCAGTTTTTGCCCGATGATGAGATTGTTATAGAAGAATGGTCAAACGAAGATTTTATAGATGTATTGTTAGATATAAACAATAAAGAAATTAGCCAAGATGTTGAGAAGATAAATAATCTCCTCACCCCCTCTCACGAGGATAAGAAAAAGGTATGAAGAAAAATGAAGCAAAATGGCAAGTAATATTTAGTCAATATCTTCGGGAGCAACATTTGAAAGGTTTAATGTATGGCTTCTACGAATTGAAAAGAACAGACGAAGATAGTTTTCCTTTCAGTAAAATAGAGATAGTCCAGTATGACGGGTTACAAGCAACAGAGAAGAGTGGACTTGTCTGGAAATGGTCAGACCAAGACCAAAGACCTAAACCTTGCGACTGTGCAAGTATTCCACCATTGCCTTCATACCTTGTTATCAAATATCCAGACGCATTTTATTTGATAAGGATAGAGAAGATAGTCACATTAAGAGAGAATGGAGTTGTCTCTATAACACGGTCGGTTGCGGAGACATTAGCAGAAAAGATTATTAAATTAAAAACACAATAATGAAACCCAAAAAAGAAACATTTATTAGATTAAACTCAAGAGTTCGAAAGGACCAACTTGATTTTATAAAGGTCGAAGCTAAGAAACATAATAAGACAGAAGGAGAAGTAAATAGAATGATTATAGATTATTACATAAAAACTAAACCAAATGAATAATTACGAACAATATGCCATCATAGATTCTAAAATTAAGGCTCTTACAAATCAAAAAGACGAGTTAAAGACCAAAATCTTAGAAGAAATGATAGAAAGTGGAGAAGAGAAGGTTAAAACTTCAGTTGGAAGTTTTTCAAAGGTGGTTCTTAAGAGTTGGGAATACCCTGAAGAGGTAGTAAAGTTAGGAGAAGAATATAAAGCAGCAAAAGCTTCGGCGGAGAGTACCGGAGACGCAACATTTACAGAAAGTAATTCGCTTAGGTTTGTGCAAATAAAATTATGAAAAAAGAAAAAAAAGAAAATTTAGTACGCATAGAAAGAAGAATACCGAGTGGGTACACAGAACTTATGGAGCAAGAAAAAGAAGTTAATAAACTTCCACAAGTGCAAGCGGGGAGACAAGAGAAAAAGCCAAGAGTAACTATGATAAGTTATTCTATCAAAATGGTAATCCCCACTGGTCAGTATGCAAACATACAACCAGAAATTGTAGTCAAAGCAGGAACACCGGAAGAAGCAGAAGCTTACATTGCACCTCACATGAATAAACTCTGGAAAGAGTATTTTATGGTGAGTGAGAGACCAAAACCAGTTGTAGAACAAAAGATTCCCGTTCCAGAAGCACAAAAGGGTGTGCCGGGAGTTCAAGTTCCAGTAAATCAAATGCCACCCACGAGCTCCGTAGCTTTTGGTAAAGCTTCAAGTGCGATTGCCTCATGTCTTAGTATCCCTGCACTTGATATTATCACCGCTCAAATTCAAAAGTCGGTAAAGATTTTGGAAGAAGAGAAACCAAAGTTGATAGAGCAAGCTCTATTAAAACAAAAAGAATTAAATGGAAAATAAATATGTATTATTTTAGGTGTAAAACTTGTAAGAAACCAATAGGGAAGAGGGAAGACCACGGTATTGTTGTTTGGGAAAAATACGACAAAGAAGGTTATCCAGTAGATTGTATGGTAGTTCATAAAAATATGATAGGAACTCACATTTGTGACCCTAGAAAATTAGACTACTCCTATGAAATTTCTGATTTTTTCAAAGACTTTCCAACATTTGTCACAAATCAAATAGCAAATCAAAAAATTACTAAAAATGAAAATAATGGATAAGTTAATTTTACCTAAACCTCACCTCTCTTGGTCTCAGCTTTCTTGCTGGCTCTCGAACCCCGTTCGTTATAGAAAGGAATATTTTGAGTGTGGAGATAAGTTGAGCACCAAGTACTTGAGATACGGCTCCGGAATTCATAAAATGATTGAGGACGGGACTTATAAGACACTACTTCCCGATTTAATCGTCTATGACAAGAATGAATTTGAAGTTAAATGTGAGATAGAGGGGATTCCAATACTTGCATACATTGACTCATACGATTCTGTTAATAATGTATTCCGAGACACAAAGACTGGAAAGATACCTTGGACAAAAGCTAAAGTAATTAAATCAGGTCAACTGGTATTCTATGCTACAGTCTTAAAACAACTTACGGGAAAGATTCCAGAATACGCTGACCTAGATTGGATACAAACCAAGGATGAAAAAGTCGAAGGAACTGATTTTTGGAGAGAAGGAGAAGATAGAGTAAATGTTACTGGTAAAGTCGTATCATTTCATAGACCATTCTATGAAATTGAAATAGAGAAAATGGAACAGCAGATTGTAAAGGTTGCAAATGAGATTTCGGAAGCGTACAAGAAGTTTATAGAAGAGATTTAGCCCCAAGGTCGTTGAAATAGGATAGGAGGCAAAAAGTAATCTATAAGGGGGCGTCAGCCCTGTTTCGGTCAAGTGATTCACGGATAAAAGCCATTATAGTTATTGCAACGCTATGATGTTAAACAAACGAGTTACGGCTACTTATCTAGCAAAACTGATGACTTATAGATTACACTTTGTCCCCTATCCCTCGCCCCCACAGGCGGTAAATGAAGAAAAAATTGCCGAAGATGATAAAGAACTTGCCGAAAGAATAATTAAGGAAAAACAGCTAATCTCATTACAATTTTATCCTGATACGCCAGTGGGTTTTTATAAAGTATATGGGACAACCTTTGAAGAAATCGTAAAAAAGGCATTAGATTGTCTCTCCCCCAAGTAATATAAAAGAACAATGAAAAGAGAAATACCAAAAAATGCAAATCTAACCTGTTTGAACATAAACTGCCCCGAAAGATTTAGTTTGTGTTGTCACGCCACTTGTAGAATAGCTAGTGAGCCAGAAGAAATGCTCGGAGTTCCACACTTCTTTTGCTCCAATTGTGGTAAGAAGTGGCAAGGTGGAGAATGTAATGCAAATATTCCGCAATATACTAAAAAGGAAATGCAAGATTTCCTCACCCCCTCTCACGAGGATAAGAAAAAGATATGAAATACTGGCTATCACCGACAATTAAATGGGGAGTATTCAAAAGGATTCAATACTCTTTTCCAAGAGGAGGTATTGAACCGATGCACATAGACAAAGTTTTGTGGCAAGGACTGAGGGATAGATATTTCAATATTTACATAGACACGAAGCAGATAATTATTACGACAAAGTCACCGAGTAAAGGAGATAAAATAATCAAATGAAAATAAAAAAATTAACACCAGTAGATGAAAAGTTTAGAGATTTTTATGAGGAGACAAAACCTGACATTTTAGAAATGTGGGAGAAAATAAATGAGATAATAGATGTTCTCCCACCACAGGGCGACTGCAATGAATGTTTTTTTGAAGGAGGAGAACATTCTTTCGAGTGCAGTAAATATAAGCATAAGGATTGGGGGGAGAAAAAAGTTAATGATGATTGTGTGTATGATTAATCTACCAATATATAGTGATAAGAAGCTCATTACAGCGTTTGAATACGGGGTTGTCATTGCAGATGTAGCTAAAGAACAGGGGATAAAACTTACTCCCGAAATCATTGCTAGAATGGAGAAAATTATAAAGAATGAGTTCAGAAAAAAGGACTGGAAAAGAGTCAATCTTGACATGATAGTCAATATACTTGCAAGTTTCGAGAAATAGTTTTATACTTAAACCGTTAGGCTTGGGATATCGTTGCAGTGCTTCTATACCGGAGGCGACAAGTTTCCGGAAGGAACTATTAATACGACTTTCTGGTTTGACCTTCATACAAAAAGCACCTTAGTCCGCTTAGCAATTTATTTTTAAATACGCAGGACTTAAGGTGTTTTTTAATCACTGATTAAATAATATAAATATATGTCACTTATAATAGTAATAATAGTTGTAATAATATTAGGAGTTCTTTGGCTACTCAACCTCTAAAGATTCTTCGTTGTCTTATGCCCCCCACCTCTCCTTGATTACCACCAGGACCGTACGGGGCAATGACCGGATTCGGAGTACCTTGCGTATTTGGTAAAATAGTTCTTTGACCTGGAGCAGGTAATTGTTTAGTATTATTTAATATCATTTGATTTTGGGTAAAGTCATTTCCAAAAGTATTTGCAGGTGTGTAAGGAGCACCCATTTCAATAGCTCCCCATTCATTTTTAACTTTCTGAAGAGCTGCGTCAAACTTCGAACCAGATGGTAACAGCGGTCGCATTAATCTTGCTGCTTCTTGTTCAGTCACATATTGTCTCATAATTCCATATATCTCTGGTGCAGTCTTCCCAATGCTTTTCAAAAAAGATACCTTTACAGGGTTTGATGCTTGAGAGAAGGTATCAGCCATAATTCCACCAAATTGATAACCTGAAAACATACCAAATGGTCCAGCTGTTTGTGCTCCAAGAGTTGCTCCACTAAGTTGAGATGTTTTTCTTACTCCTCGTTGAAACAATGATTGGATAGCTTTCTTACCGTCAAGAGTCTTCAAATAATTAGCTAGAGTAAATTTACCTTCTTGAGCTTTAAAGTAAGCATCTATTTTTAATTCTTTCGGAGCGTTTTTAATAAGCAAATCTTTGAATACATCACTTTCTATTTTTTTCTGTTGAGCTGTTAAGGTGTCAGATATACTTTGTGCTCCACCTCCCTTAGGAGTCTTATAAAGCCCAGAAGATGTTTGTAATTTTGAGTCATATAAATTAGTTAGACTATATCCATCTCTATACCTTGCCGCAGTAACTGATGCGTCAGAATACTCTTTGGTAACCTTTTTTACAAAAGATAATTTTTGTTCAGGGGATAGAACTTTGTCAGGGATATTACTTATTTTATTAACGATTTTCTGTCTTACTTCACTAATAGGAATTCTTTGAACTCCATTTTCAGCTTCTGCTAAAGCTGGACGGAAAACAGTTGCACCACCAGATACAGCATCATCAGAAAGAGCTTCTGCAACATCGGCTGTATTATATTTTCCATCAGAAATATGGTCACTAATATAAATTTTGTTATCAGCTGCCACTTTTTTTACATCAATGCCTCTCGCTTTTGCTTGTTTTTCAACTTCTGATGCTTTGTTAAAAGTAGAACCAGGTTCTGTCACTGGCTTCATTAATTTATCCATTTCTGTTTTTTCGTAATATTTAGCAATGTCTTTTCCTGCTGTTGGATATTGATTAGAAATTGATGATTTTGCCCCTTTCCATAAAGAACTAGCTGTCTGATTTATCTTTTTATCAAAGGTTTCTGCTCCAGACTTTATCTTTTGACTTAAAGGTTTTGCAATTCCTCCAAGAAGTTCGTGTTGTTTCATAAAATTAGAAACAGCTCCTGACCCCTTGTCGGCTATGTCTTTTAATACTTTAGGGGTTATTGTTCCAATAACTTTCCCGGCAGCGTTAAATAGTGGTTTGCCGACTAAATCTATGGCTTTACCTAATCCCATACCTAATAGTGTTGAAGTCAGTGTGTTCATACTGAAGACATCATTTCCTTGTTCAAGAGATGAACCAAAACCAAAAGCAGCACCCGCAGATAGTGGAGAACCCATACCTAAAGCTACCGTTTGAACACCTCTACCAACATCTTTTTTTACATCTCTATATGTTTTTGGAGCTTCAGCAATTACACTATTTGAATATGGTTGCCAGTTGGTTCCTTCACTTAATTTATTAGAAATCTCTGATACTTGGTTTTGTATCTCTTGAACTCTAGCTCTTATTGCCGGTTTATCAGCTTCTGGAGTCGTTCTTAATGATAAAGCTAATCTTAATGCTTCATCATTAAGTGCTTTTGCTTTCGCCTCATTTCCAGATATATCCATACCAGCAAGTTGTACCGCAGATTGAACTGCCTGAAATGGTCTCGCAATCATCGTGGCTGGTGCTGAAACTAATCCTTTTACAAAATTGCCAGCAGACAAATCACCATTTTGTGCAGTCTCTGGTGAAGTTTGTGCAACAGAAGTATCAGTAGCTCCGAATTGTTTTACTAAAGCAAAATAATCAACCTTTTTTCCTGAAGGTGATGTAGACTCTGTAGCTCCGAATTGTTTTGCTATTGCGTTGTAATCCATATTTTTATTGTCCTATTGCTTTTTTAAAAGCATTAGCTTGTTCTTGAGTAGGGAATGTGTGTACTCCACCATCAGGGTCAGTTACAGAAAAATTATTTGTACTAAGACCATCAGAATTTATTGTATCTGGATTTTCATATCCGGAAGTATAATCATTAAATGGTTCACTTAATCCAAAAATATTAGCTTGAGATGTGTACTGTTTTTGTCTTCTCTGAGCAGTCTTTACCCATTCATCAGCTAGTAAATCCGTAGCAGCAGTCAATTCTTTTATCGCAGCAGGGTTCAAAACTCGTCCTGTTGATAATTTTGTCAAACTATCTTGGAATTTTCCAAGATAAGAGTTAGTTTTTTGAGCAAGGTCTAGTTCACCTTCACGAACGGCTGAATCTGGGTCAAGATTCTTTACTATTGTGTATAGAGCAATCAACTGGTTTCCAGATGAATTAGGATTTGCATTTATTGCTTTTGTAATATTTTTAATCTGAATAGCCATCAATCCCTGATTTATTGTGGAGTCAGCAGAATATTTATTCGTAATACTCATTAACTGTTGTTGCTGTTTTGTAGTTAAATTATAATCACCCGTACCAGAAGCAATTTTGGAACCAGTAGTAGCGTTCCACTGTCTGATATTCTCATCTGTAGCAAACACCTGTGCTGCTCTATCAGATACTTCTTTTTCTTTAGCAGCATCTGCTCTCTGTTTCTTGTCTAATTTATTAAATACATCACTAAGAACTGGGTCATAAATTCCAGCTTCTGCTTTACGAATAGCAATTTGTTCTGCAGGGCTATATATTATTTTTTCTCCTCCAGCAGTCACATCAGAACCAGCAAATAAGGATGTTTCACCAACAGCCAAATCATTACGAGCATTATTCAAATCTCTAGCTGTAGTAGTTAATTGGTCTGTTGTTTGATTAGGGTTATTTCTTTGGTTAGTAGCATAATCTACGACTCCTCCTTTAGAAACAGGAATTTTATTACCTAAATAAACAGCATACTCTTCTGGAGTCATTATCTTTCCAGTTTGGGGGTCTCGATATTTAGCAAATACATCAACGGCAGGAGCTACTGGTGCGACTGGGGCGGCTGGTGGATTATTACCTGAAAAAATAGGTGTATTATTCACAGGCGTATTTACTACCGGAGCCGCTGGTGCATTGGAAACCATCGGAGCAGTTGACCTTGGAGCAACATAATTTGACCAGTTTTGAGAAACAGAAGGAATTGCAAATGGGCTAGGACCTTTGTAGGTACTTGGTTTCGTTATATATTGCTGATTCCATAAGTCTGATAGTATTGACATATTAATTTATTTGATTATTATAACCACTAGCTACTAATTTATTTCCCTTATTCCAAAGTCTCCTTGAAGCATTTTCTTTGGCAAGTTTTAATTTCTCTCCTTCAACCGTTCCAGCTCCAAAATTATATTGACTAGGATTATAAATACTTGAAAGGCTGGAAGAACCGACTCCACCAGTTGCTACATTTGGATTATAGGTATTTCCACCTAAACTATAATAATTAGAAAGCGAATTTGCGGCGTTTCTACCATATTTATATTGATAATCTCTAGCAGTATCTCCTATGCTTCTCCCCGCTGTTCCTTGTTTGTATGATAGGTTTTGATTATAGGCATTTGATAAAGACTGTTCTTTTTGAACTCTTCCCCCAGAAAATAGAACACCTTGGTTCACAGCATTTTGGTCTAAGGTAGATTTATCACCTTCAAAACTGATTTTAGAAGTTGCTAAGTAGTTTTGATAGTCAGCTTGTTTTTGAGCCAAAGTAGATTCGGTATCTGCTGTATCTTTTTCTTTTTGAGCAGCATAAAAGTCTTTCGTATCATTCATTGCCTGGTCTAAAGCTGTTTGTTGGTCTTCAGCACTAAAAGGCTGACCATTAGCATCTCTAAGCCCACTGATATCTCCCGATTGAATTCCAGCTAATATTTCTTCATAAGTACTTCCTCCTTGCATCAATTCTTTAACTTTGGGGTTATTTGCTGTTGGAGAACTTGGTCCGACATAAGTATTATCGACTTCCTGTTGTGTCCATGGCTTACCTGTTGCTGGGTTAATTGTTGGGTCGTTTCCTCTTCCATTACTTCCCAAAGCATTAATTCCTTGTTCTACCTGAGCATATTGCTCTGGAGTAGCCCCAAGAGCCTTTGTTATTCTAAGAGCTTCTTCATTACTTATTTGTTGATTTCCATTAAAAAGGGGGGAAGAGTTAGTTTGAGTGGCTCCAGTTGCCTTAGCAATTGACTTTGGACCCCAATAACCGAAGTCATTTCCAGCTTCAACTCCCTTAGATTGCTGCCATTGTGTAAGTGCCGCTTTTGTTTCATTACCAAAATAACCAGTAGCTCCCGATGGTATAGAAAGACCTTGACTTATCAAAAAATCCTGAAGTTTCTTAACTTCTGGTCCTGACTGCCCTGGTTGTAGGTTAACGTTTGGTGGATTCATCGTGGTCTAATTATATAATAATATTAATAAAAGTTCAAATTAAGATAAAGTACCATAAGGCATATAATAAACTCCAGCACTAACCCTTATTCTTACATACCCCACCGCAGTAAAAGTTCCTGTTGAATTACTTACAAAACCTGAATTACCTGCTGCTGTTATTCCACTTTCCGACCCTTGAAAATCAAAGGCATACTCCAAACCTGCACCTCCATTTTGTAAATCAAAACTTATTCCTGAAATTATAGCGGCAGAGGTTACATGATTATATAATGCTAAATTTTCATTTACCCCAGTTTTATTTATCTGTAAAGCAGGAGTATTGGCTGCATGGTCAATTTGTAAAGAGTAAGAAGCTCCTGTATTAGAGGATTCAATTTGATGTGCAACCCCTGTTCCAGAATAAGATAAAGCAATCCCCCTATCATTTCCCGAATGACTAATAAGAATTGATTCACCAGAACCAGAATTTACTAAATAAATAGCTTGACCTGTTCCACTTTGATCTAAATATAATCCCCTTGAAGTATGAGTTGATTGTATATATAAAGCCCCCACAGTAGAATGTCCATCATGGTGTAATTCAATACAAGGTAAAGTATTATTTGCACCATTATTTGTCTGTTCAATATACATTCCTCTGGTTGTTTGGTCAGCAGTATTTGACATGTAAATACCGTTTGATGTTGATGTATCCGTTGTTATCAGAATTCCATAACCACCTCCATTTGAAATGTTTACAGTTGCAACATTATTTGCATTATAAAATTTTAATGAATTATCTGCTGAATCAAGGACAACTCTTTGTGTAGTTACTCCACTTGCAGCTGTTGAAAAAAGTCCAGAATAAATAGAACCGGAAGTTATAGTTCCTAGTGTTCCGGATGGAGCCGATAATGTACCTTTAAAAGTGAATGTCCCTGCTGATTTATCATACTTTAATCCACCTCCACCTCCGTAGTTACCGATAATTACATCACCAACGTCTGTACCTCCAACTAAACATTTAAAAACATCAGCAGCACCATCATCAATAATTTGAATACCCGTATTAGCGTCTGGGAATATTCTAACTCTAGCTCCGGAAGCAGCACTATCATAAGTACCTCCTACAGCCAAAACTCTACCTGTAGGGTCATATCCTGAAGAGAATGTTGTAGAACCAGAAATAGTTATATTATCTGCATCTATTCTTATACCTTCAACTGAAGCATTTATAGAAGCAATAACATTTGAACCCTGAACTGGAGTAAAGTTCAACTGTGTTGTTGTAATTGTATTTGCTGATATAGAACCACCATCAATTTTCGTCAAGTCTCCAGATTTTTGCCAATTAGATAGATAAACGACTCCATCAATAAGAACTTTATTAGCAGCAATAGAAACTATATCTGTTGTTTCAACATTTCTAGGTGTGGCATAGGCAACTGTTGAAAATGCTACAGAGACCAAAGAAGAAGTGTTTACAGCTTTAACCCAATAGTAATAAACTGTTCCACCGGTTCTACCACCATCGACAAAATAATTTGTCATACAATTACCGATAAGAGAAGCCGTCGCTGAATTATTTACTGTATTACGATATATATTATAAGAAGATAAATCAGTCTCTGTATTTTTTGTCCATTCTAATATAACATATTGAATACCAGGAGTAGCTGATACACCAGAGACTGTCGCTGGGGCAGTTGTACTTGTAGCTGTCGTTTGAGAAATATCAGAACTAAATGCTGATTGAGCACCATATTTATTTACGGAAGATATACCAAAATTATATGAAATACTAGGGACTAGTCCGGATAAAGTAATCGTATTTGTTTTAGCATCAAAATAAGTATAATAAGTAAATGTAGCTTGTTTAGAACGAATAACATAATGGTCAAAAGTATTTGTAGAAATTATATTCCACGTTAAAACAACCGAAGCAGAGACGGAACCATCAGAAGCTACATTTGCTGTAGTAGAAGAGCAGGTCAGACCGGTAGGGACAATATCAGCGTTTGGGTCTGAAACATAACCAATATTAACTCCATTTACAATTTGTTGAACATTTACTTGAGTTGTATTTGTATTTACATCAATAGCAGCACTTCCAGAGGCTACGACGGGAACATCGGCAGGAAGAGAATCAGCAGAAACAATTACAGAGTCTAGTGTCTCTGCTGTTTGTATAGAATCTCTGTATAAAAAACGATTTAAAAAAAGTTCGGCTAATTTCATAATTAGTTTTGATCTAGACCTTTATCTTGAATTGATAACAATTCAATTCCGTGAAATATTATCGATGTCCCCTTAGTATATCCTTTTAATCGTAATCTTATATTATTAAAATCATCAGTTGAAGCATTAGGAAATAAAGCATCATATTTATCTCTGACCATATCAATATCTTTCCAAACATTAGCCGGAGATTTTTCAGTCTGATATTGTAATTCCATTCCTGCTCCATTTTCTGTCATAACCATAAGTCCACTGATATTTTTAGAATGAGCATACATTGCAGTGAAAGAACGCCACCTATCTATCATTTCATAGGATATAGATGACCCAAAATCAGTGGTTCCAGAGTCTAATTTACCAATAAGACCTGTAGAAGTTCCGGCAACTTGTTCAATTGTCGTTCCATTATCATAACGAATAAGAGCAGTTATATTATTACCAGAAAAATCATAAACCGTCCAAACTTGTGTAGAGATAGAATACCTCATCTGACAATTTTGATAGGTAACCCCTTCTACAGTAATTGAACCGACAGACCATTTTATTGCATCATACCCATCATAAATACCAACAATATTCTCATAAGAAGAACGAGGAATTGCTTTAACAAAATCTATAACTCTACGAGAAATTTCGGTAGGTTGAGTATCGTAAGCAAATTTATAAAAGCCGGAAGAATGATGAAAATAAAGTCCATCTTTTGCTTGCACGATTGATTCCTGTGAGTAAGTTCCTACATTATAAGCTGGATATGGGTCAACATTTGAAGCATTATAAACACGGTAAATATGATTTTGTTTAAAAACAAGAAGAGCTTTAGGTACTCTAAACAATCCAGATATTGATTCTCCGTCTTGAGGTGAAAGATTTTTAATAAAATTTGTTGCAGTGTAAGTTATCGAATAAGTTGAAGGTGGAGTAAATTGAACAATATCAGAATAATACAAAGCATCATTTGCTTTATTTGCTATCCAAATTCTACCGTCAAATCCAGCTTGAATATAATCTCCTACTGGCATTGTAGTTGCAGGAACAAATCCTGCTGCGGCTGAAAAACTTCCCCCACTAGAACATTGTAAAGCATCTGTACCATTCACCATATAAAGTTGATTTAACCACTGACTATATCTGGCTTTAGTAGAAACTGTACAAGTTCTGACAGTTGACCAAATTGCTCCAGTCCATACGGAAATATCTGTCCCTACCTGTGAGAATAATCTTTTTATACCCCCTTGAATATTTAAACTACCAAAAGAAGTAATACTCCCAGTTCTTGAGGTCACATAAGTAGCTATTCCAGGTCTTGTAGTAATTGCTCCAACTCTATCAAAATTCATATTGACAGCAAGTTGTACAGAATTTTCTGGACAAACAGTGTCGTTTAATTGAGCAGAGCGGATAACTCCTTCATTGGGGTACGGAATCTTTATATCTTTTAATGTTGTTGCCATTATTTAATTTACTTATCCCATTGCCCGTAAAGGCAATGAGGAAGGAAACTAGACAGTTACATTAGTCACAAGACCATTTACAACTGTAATTGTTGCAATTGGACCTGTTGGACCACCTGCTGTTGTGAAAGTTCCAACTGGACCTGTCGGGCCTACTGGACCTGTATATCCAGTATAACCAGTAGGTCCTGTATATCCAGTATATCCTGTCGGACCAGTCACTGTTGAGTCAGCACCAGAAGGTCCTGTATAACCAGTGTATCCAGTGTAACCTGTTGGACCAGTATATCCTGTTGCACCAGTTGCTGAAGCTGCTCCTTCCGGACCAGTGTAACCAGTAGGACCTGTCATACCTGTATAACCAGTGTATCCAGTGTAACCTGTGTATCCTGTTGGACCATAACCGGTATAACCAGTATAACCAGTATCACCGATAGGACCTATCGGACCAGTGTATCCTGTTGGACCATAACCAGTGTAACCAGTGTAACCGGTATATCCTGTTGCCCCTTGAGGACCGGTGTATCCTGTAGGACCAGTTGCTCCTGTTGCAGAAGTTGCTCCAACTGGACCAGTATAACCTGTAGGACCAGTTGCACCAACTGAACCATTTGCACCAGTATAACCAGTATAACCAGTATAACCTGTAGGACCAGTATAACCTGTCGGACCAGTGTAACCGGTGTATCCTGTTGCACCAGCGGCGCCTGTACCAATTGCTGTCCACGATGGATTAGCTACAGTACCTGTCATTTGATAAACAGCTGTACCATTAAGATCTTGTAATAAACATTCCAATGAGAAAATGTTTGCATAGGTTGTTCCAGCGTATGGAGTTCCTATGACTGTACCAAAAGTAACCAGTTGATAAGAACTGGTAGCACTTGGTTGTTCCTGTTGCTGAATATCAACAAGAGGAATAAGGGGATTTGAATAAGCCAAAGTATTTTAAATTAAACTAATAAATTTACTAACTATTGACATTAGCTAGTAATTATCGTGGTATCCTGACCCGTGTAGAGGTTATTGAAGAGGGCTTGTACCAAATCTTCAAATTTCTTTAAATCTGGATCATCACTACCAAGTGAAATATCTTTACGATATTTAATTGCATAGCGAAGATACCATTTATAGATCTCTCTATAATGCTCTGCGAGCACTTGAGAAAGGTCTGTAACAACATCAATTTTCTTGTAATAATCAATGTAAAGGTTGTTGCCTTGCATTGAATCTGGAATTATCCTGTCGAATATCAATTTATCTCCATGACATGTATAATAGATTGGCTGTGAAATTGTCGGTCTCGACCAGACCCTCGTCCCGATTGGGATGGACCTTGTAATTCCAGTTACTCCAAGTAACTGATTTGTTGTTAAATCTACACTCGTGTAGGCAATCTGCATAATCGTTTGTGTATAATCTGTTGTTGCCACATAAGCAACTCCTGCTGAAACTTGAGGAAAATCACCAACACTATCTAATGTAATTGAAACTGCCCCTATACCTGAAACTGCTGTAGTCGTTCCACCCATAACTGAAAAGGCAATTTGATTCCAACTTCTTTTATCAATATATTTAAGATTGAATGGGGTAAGGACATTTCCTATCATAAATCTGGCAGCTAAAACTGACCTATCTGATTCATCATATTCAATATCATCTGGTAAATTAACATAGTTTGAACCTGCAAGAATTTTTATAGGATGCTCAAAATGCTGTTGCCAAGCATGTCTAATACCATAAAGTTTTGCAGAAGTATATTTTCTAGCATCATCTACGGCAGAAAGACAGAATTCTACAGTTATTTTAGGATCATCTTCTGAAACACCCATAGCTTTTAGTACAGGAAATATAATATTGGCAACGGAATTCACAGGATATGAAGTGACGGAAATTGGGTCAGAAACATCCGAAAGCAAACCAGTTAATGAATTCTTCCATTGAACTTTATAGTAATCTGTTTTTAATCCAATAGTATCATAGACTATTGTCTTTTCTTGAGTTGTAAAGAAAGATTGAGTTGCAAAAGTAGTATATACACCATCTATTGTGGATGATTTCGATATAACTATCTGGTCAAATTTGATTTCTGAGACAATATCTCCCCTATTATGAGCCATTAAAGTGGCTAAAGTGACGAAAGATAACGTAGTATGTGATGTAGAAGTCACAATTTCAGAGTTTTCAGCTCCAATAGATGAAAGCAATAATAAAATAGATCCAGCAGTAAAATCTGTAGAATTATCAACAGGTACAGCAAGAACACCAGAAGCAATGTCATTACTCATGTATGTTGAAGCCTTTACATCCAATTCATTTGGTATCTCTATTGTATTACCTATATTGTGTTTTATAACAATTTGTGGGTATTCCATAGTTTAATTATATAACAACCTGACCAAAATTACAAACTGGCAAGTTTCTTTTTGAGGAGTTCTCGATCTTCATCAACATGAGACCAACCTAATTGATAGATTTTATCGTACTCTGCACCTTTGGTAAAATGATGATGTCTAATAACAGCCTTTTTTGCTCTAACAAATATTCCCAATTTATCCATTTTAGCAGCTAATAAATTATCTACCCCTGCGTGCCAGAAATCAGTATCAAATACTTCACCAATCTTTGCAATGATATCTTTTCGTATCATAAAGTGTTCGTTCCGGTTGCCGGAATCAGGGAGCAATGTGCCTGTATTAAAAGAAACGAATCCTTTCTCTCCAACTTTAAGTGCTTCATTGATTGACTCTGGTAAAAATTCCGTGTCGTTACTTCCAAACACAATCCACTCTCCTTTTGATTCTTCAACTCCTTGTTTTAGGAGTTTTGGGACACCAATTCTATTTTCAAAACTGTCTTGCTTCACAATTACTTCTATTTTTTCTTCAGGATAGTTCAAATGTTTTATTGACTCCAAACATCTTTTTAAACCTTCCTCTCTACCAAGTGTTGGAATTACAAAGCTGATTTGAGGCATTTCAGAGGTCGTTTTTCTTAAGATTGCACCAAAACTCCAATTTTCAACAACCGTCTCTAAACTCTCAATTTTTAATCCGGAGATACTTTCTATTATCTTTTTGAATGAATCTCTTGTAAAAGCTTGTAAATGTTTTCCATCGGAAAGTGTTGGGTCTAATGTATTTATAAATTCATCATCTGGAAGAATGACTACAATCTTTCCACCAACTTTTAATATCCTTCTCCATTCATTCAAAGTTTTTATAGGGTCAGAAAGATGTTCCAAAGAATGACGCGAAATTATAGTATCGACAGACTCATCTTTAATCATAGGTAAATCATCAATACTGGAAACAATATCTGAACCAGGAAGAATATCAATACCAATTGATTTATCTAAAGTTTTATTAGCCCCGCAACCAAGGTCATATATAACCTCTCCTTCTATATTCATTGATGCATAAAGTTTCTCTGGATGATTCTCTTGTGGAAGATTAAACATCTTTTCAACTAAGTTCATATCCAAATATCTCGCAAGTTTATTTGCCTTATCCATATCTAGTTTCTCTGTTCCATCTAAGACCTTATACCAAATTCTATCACATACTGGAACGGGACCGAGAAGGGTATCAACAGCGAGTCGAACAGCTTTCGTATCGTGATAATCATGACCACAGAGAATCTTCTTTGCTTTAGGAAGCCATGCGATTATGTCTTCAGTTATTTCTTGTATTCTATGTCCACCATCAATAAAAACTACATCTAAACTTTTATCTTCAAATTCTTTAACAGCTTCAAGACTGCTCATCTTTCGAACATTCAAATTTTCAAAGTGACCTACATTTTTTATAAAGTCATTATAAGTATTATTATTACCGGTCTCTATCGGATCAGATGAACCTACAAAATGGTCAACTGCATAAACTCTTGGACATCCTCCAGATAAAATTGCATGTGTACTCTTACCTTTAAAACTTCCAATCTCTAAGAATGATTCTGCTTTTTTAGATGTTTCATATAACCATTGTAATTCTGTTGGAGTCATCATCCCTTCAATTTCAGGAGAATTATAACTACCAATATGATAAAGTTTTTGTAGTTCTTCTTGAGATGCTTGTTCTGTTCTGGTATTCCCAACAAAGATAGGGTCGAAAGAAGAACCGGCATCAAGACAAGTGACATCGGGATTTTGATCAATCGTTTGAGCAATCAATAATTTAGCTGGCATACCACAACTAAATATCCAAATATCATTATCTTCTGGAATAAACGGATTCTTCATTTCTTTCATATAATCAAAAGCATTAACTAGTGGTATTTCTATATGAATAGCTCTTAGTAATTCTGTTGCACCTTTAAGTCTAGTTGGTCCAACAAAGAACTTTCTTCGTGGAGAATCTTTAATCGTCATCCAGAAATTCTTTAACTTCTCCAAATCATTATCTTTCCTATGAAGCAAGATATTATAGTTTTTCTGATCATTAAATTCTACAATGTCTGCTTTATCTTTAAGAAATTCAAAAGATTCTTTAAGTTTTTCTCCAAGTTCTTTTGAATACGGATGATTATCACAATTAGCTCCAACCTCTCCATTCATGCAAGCAAGTTCACCATCTCCTCTTTTTACAAAAGTGAAGTTTTTATTCTCTTTAATATTTTTTGTATATTCATCTAACTTAGTTGAAAGATTATAGAATTTTTTATCAGAAATATATTTAGGATTATTAGGACAAAATGCTAAAGCTTTTAGATAATGTTCTTTACTTTTTTCTCTATTACCAATCCACCAATAAGAGATATATAAAAGTTCATGAGGAACATTCTCATAATAAGGTTGATGATTGGAATAAAAAGGTAATTGAGTTATAGACAATGCTGCTTCACAATAAAGTATTACTTGTGCATGCATATTTTTACTGAAATAATATTCAGCAAGTCTCATAAGAGGTTCTCTGCGAGCTTCTTTTTCTACTGATTTTATGTACCACTTCAACATTTCATCAAAATTACCAAGAGCTTTATTTGCATCTCCGATATATAACATACTTTGTGCGGCTTCAGTCCCCCAACGCCCCATTGAGATATGGTTTAAAAATTCTTTAATTGCTGATTTATAACGACCCAAATAATACATTTCTCTCGCAAAATAATGTGAATTTCTATCATTCTCTGGATTATTATAACAATCAATAGCTAGACCTTTTAAATAACCAGAACGATTTGTTACTACATTTTGATAATGTTCGAGTTTAATTATATCTTCTCCAAGATAGACTCTTTTAATTTCCATATAAAGATTTAATTAGTTGTTTTCTATTATTTTTTGTTCGACCAAAAATATTGTGAAATTTATTATGACAATAAGCACATAATGTTATTCCATTATCGATGGCAAACTTTTTAAAGCTTTGCTTATTTTTTCTTTATGTTCTTTTGTTAATGGTTTGTTATTCATATATAAATTGTATCACATCATTACTTCGTGAACAAGCACTCATGCACCACACCTCTCCACTCTAATTTCTTTCTATTATAAAATTTACAATGTCTAAATTTAATTACAGGATTTCCCTGACCATCATGACTAAAAACAAACTCGTATTCAAGTTGCTCTGCACCGTCTTTTATGACTTGTTCTATTTTATCTAAATCTAATTTAGTATAAATCTCATCACAGTCGGGAGTAGCTATCATATCATTACTTGCAAAATCAGCAATAAAATTCCTCGCACTAGCAAAATCAAAAAGACTATCACCATCTTTAATAACAGGTGCTTCATTATCTACTACAAATTTAACATTGATTTTATCTGCTAATTCTTTATCAACTTTTATTTTAAATTTATCTCCAACTGCTTCTACTTTACATCCTAAAGATTTAGCAACTTCGATTGTATTATCTGTAGATCCTGTATCTAAAACCAAAATTTCACCACCTCTTTTTTGAAATTCTTTTAAAGACCCGACCATTCTTGGTAAGGTTAAGGCTTCATTTCGAGCTATGAGACAAACGCTAAAATTCATTTTTTATTTTAATCTTCTTCTTCATCTCCCATTTCACTTGCTAACTCTTCCTCTTGTTTTTTTGCTTCTGCCTCAAGAGCCTTTTTATCTCCACTCTTCAAAACTTTTATAAGATGAATATGCTCATCTATAAAATCTTCCTTTGACATTGAAACCATTTCATCATCCTTTTCTTTATAAAAATCTTTTATTGCCATAAAATAATGATAGCATAAAATTAATAAATTTTCAATCCTCTTTCGAGGTTTGATTTTGTTAAGGGGGATTTTCACCCCCACGATTCATCTCGGTACGACCTTAAATCTTGGGTCGAGCCAATTAGTATTTATGTCGTGCATAATTGCATCTGCTGGCATATTTCCGAATAAACAATGCCAGAAATAATGTCGTTTTGAATCTACTCTTGAACAGTTCCATTTGTTC